TTTAAAAGCAAAATTTAAAATCAAATGAGAACACGAAACGAAATACTTGACCTATTAATGCCGGTTGCATTATTCTTTGTTATAATGAGCTTTTTCATCGCAACCACACCAAACTATATCCAAGAGGATAAAGTCATTCAGGAAGTACCTGAGCACGTTCAATCAAAGGTATTGGATGGATATGGAGAATTGATAATCAAACATACGCAAAAATGAATTGGAAAAAAGAGATTGACCGAATTGAATTGGACTTCACTGATGTAGATCATTGTTCAATGATTGCCAATTATAAGATTGGAAAGATATGGTTTCAAGTTGATATTGATTGGTGGAAAAATAACTACGATTTTGAAACTGCTCGATATGATATTGATATCAACATGGTGAGTGGCATATGGTGGAGTGATGATGATACCAATGATAAGGTCATGGAGTTCGGTCCAGGATACAAGGAATGGATGCTTTCCATGATTGAATGCCTAATTGATGAAGTAGAATTCCTAAGTGAATACACTTGGGGAAATGATAATGATGAAATAGATTGGGAAGAGTATGGTATTTAATATTCAAAGAATGGTTAAGTTTTGGACCGGCAAAACTAACCGATATGATAAAGGAGGGAGCTTTAACCTTGAGTTATATCTCCGAATATGTGAAATCAAAATGAATCAAAAGTTATGAGTTATTCAGAAATAAAAGAATTAATTGGAAAGACATTAACAAAAATAGATGTCGACATGGAGCAAGATGAAATCACTTTCACTTGTGACAATGGTGATAAGTACAAAATGTACCATTACCAAGATTGCTGTGAATCAGTAATAATTGATGATATAAATGGTGATATCAATGATTTGATTGGATTACCTATCTTGGTTGCTGAAGAATCAACCAATGAAAATGAAAATCCATTTGATTTTACAATACCTGAATATCAGGAGTCATTTACTTGGACATTTTATAAGTTAGCAACTATCAAAGGATATGTTGATATCAGATGGTATGGTGATAGTAATGGATACTATTCAGAGAGTGTTGATTTTGAAAAATTAAAATTATGAAATTTAAACTAACATACACAATCGGAAAAAGAACGGTGCAAGAATGGTACTTCCATTCCAAGTCACTTGCTTATTGGATGAAATCGGAGCTCCTAATCAAAGGAGGATACGACATGGGGAAATTTAAAGTGGAGCCATGTTAAAGGTAGGATCCGACTTCAGTGGTGTAGGTGCATTCAACCAATCATTGATGCGATTAGGTGTGGAATTTGAAGAGGTATTCGCTTGTGACATGGATAAATATGCAAGAGATACATTCATCCATAACTATGGAGAGCCAAAATACTATCCAACCAATGTATATGACCGAGAGATTCCATCCGAATCAATTGACATCTACATGACATCTCCACCATGTCAAGCATTCTCATTAGCTGGTAAGCGACTTGGTAAGGATGATAAACGAGGTGTATTGTTTTTCAACTCACACGAATTCATTCAAGTAAACAAACCTCGATTTTTTATATTCGAGAACGTCAAAGGATTACTTTCAGACGATGGAGGTAAAACATTCCAGGAATGGATTAATATGTTGGGAGGAAAATCAGTCAATGGATTGCCGGTATTATTTGCTCATGATGATGCAGTTCCTTATCATTTATACTGGCAAGTTCTAAATGCGAAGCATCATGGAGTCCCTCAAAATAGAGAGAGAGTTTTCTTAGTTGGAATTAGAGATGATGTTGACAATTACTTTCAGTTTCCACGAGAAGAGCATTTGAGTAAACGATTAAAGGATGTTCTTGATGATAATGTGGATGATAAGTATTTTTTGAGTGATAAGATGTTAGAATTGATAACATTTAATCAAAAAGATAGTGGAGAAATAGCCAATTTGAATAAAGGTGGTGAACGTGGATCTGTATATGATTCAAATACTGATTCAATAAGTTGTTTAAGTGCAACAGATTATAAACAACCTAAACAAATTTTAATTAATTCAGCTACATCCAAAGGATATGAGGAAGCAATGGAAGGAGATTCAATCAATTTTAGTGTGCCATCATCAGAAACACGAAGAGGAAGAGTTGGTAAAGGAGTAGCACAAACTTTGGATACTGGATGCAATCAAGGTATTTGGATAGCAGATTACCGAGCGGATGAAGGTTTAAGAATAAGAAAAGATGAAATATCACCATGCATGACAAGTTCAATGCGTGACAGTCCTGAATGGAATCCAAAAGCAGGTACAAGAAATCCTCCTTTGGTTGGTTATGATTACAAAATCCGCAGATTAACACCAAGAGAATGTTTTCGACTAATGGACTTCCAGGATACATTTACTTGGAAGGTATCAGATTCTCAAGCATATAAACAAGCTGGAAACTCAATCGTTGTGAATGTCCTTTATAAAATATTAAAACAATTACCGTTATGAAAACATCAACCAAAATACTTGCAATCGTGGGAGTTCTTCCGGTGATTGGTGACTTCATCGAGGACTTGAATGATGAGAAGATATTCACCAAGGCAATCAAGATGAGAGCCAACCATCTCTTGGATGAGATACGAAAAAGTGATAAGAGATTGCTCGATGATGCCGGAGCAGAAATATGGAATCAGCAAATGGATATACAAATGGCATTCAGACAATGGTTAAAACAAGCAGAAGATGACAAAGAACGATAAAATAAAAGCAATAAAACACATTATCCAACGAGATGCATTGAATGTGGCGAGTCGACACCAAGTGTTAACAATGAGAAGGAGATACCTGATGGCTGAATTGAGAGGATTGAATCTACCATTCCATGCCATTGGTGAGATGTTTAATCGAGGTCATGCAACGGTCATGCACAATATCAAATTGCATAATTGGTCCATTGAAAGTGGTGATTTATATTACATAACAGTCATCCAGGATGATATCGATGAGCTTAATGGGAATGCTCATGTCAAGAAATTAAGATTTTTGAGAGATGAGATTCTCAAATGTAGGTCATACAATCAGCTCAAATCAATCAAAAGAAGAGTGCTGAGGAATGAATATGAAGAGCTCTTGACAAATCATGCGTGACGATATGACGATGCTCTTATATACCTACTCTATATAACAAGTCAAATTTTTCGAATGGGCATCGAGTTTTTTTATCGTCACATCGTCACGCTTTTACTCAAAGTCAATACCACATTAGGATATAGGCGTGACAATAACATTTCAACATCGTCACGAATCGACATTTTTTTACATATCTTTGTCATAATTAACACATAAAAATGAAAGTATCAGTATTTAAAAATCTTTTTAGCTCAAAAGATACACCATATGAGCTCACAATTCATGACATATATCAACGCATTAAAGTTGGTAATCCTGAATTAATTTCTAAAATAACAAAAATAAGAGCACTGGATAAGAGTGACCAGGACCATGACCGATTGAAGTCATCACTCAATGCAATCATGTTTAATGGGATATTCTCAGAAAGGAATGACAATTCATTGGTTGAGCACTCCGGATTATGTGTATTGGATTTTGACCAATATCCATCAAAAGCAAAAATGAATGAGGAGAGAGCTCGATTGATTGATGATAAGCATGTGATGATGGTATTTACCTCTCCAGGTGGAAATGGATTGAAAGCGGTAATCAGTATTCCAAAATCAGATAAGCTCGAGCACAAGAGAAGATTCACCGCATTCGGAAAATACTTCCAATCTGACTATTTTGATGTGAAGAATTCAAATGTATCTCGTGTTTGTTTTGAATCATATGATCCTAAAATTTACTTCAATGAATTTTGCCAAGTATGGGAAGGAATTGAAACCGATCAGGGATATCAATACACTGAACGTACTCCAACCTGCGTATTGAATGATGAGGATAAAATCATTTCATTGATTGAACGATTCGACCATGGATGTAGATTCGAGGAAGGCAGTCGAAATCACTTTGTTTTCAAGTTGGCATGTGTAATGTGTGAATATGGCATCGATAAGTCAACAACTGAGCAGTACATATGGACCAAATATTGTCAAGGAACGAGCTTTAACCATGGTGAGATGGTAACATCAATCAATTCAGCATACAAAAAAGCTACATTCTCCACCAAATACTTTGAAGATAAGGATACATTTTATAAGGTCAAACAAAAACTCAAGAGTGGTATCGCAAAGGATGATATTAAAAAACAGTTGGGAGTTGCTGATGACATCATTGATGATATCAAGGAAGAGATTGCATCCGGAGATGATGTATTTTGGATGATTGATTCAAAGAAAGGAATCCAAATTGAGCCAATCAAATACAGTGAGTTCCTGGTCAAGAGTGGATTCAACAAATACTATCCGGAGAATGCTGAACGACCTACATTTGTCCGAGTGAAAGAGAACAAAGTCCGATTGAGCTCAACTGAGCAAATCAAAGATTATGTTTTGAACTATCTACTCGATAAGAATGAGGTAAATGTATGGAACTATTGTTCACGATCACCATATCTCTTCAATGAGAATCACCTGAACATGATTGACTCGATTGATATATTCATGCTTCAGGACACAAAGGACTCATCATTCATCCCATTTAAGAATGGAGTGGTGAAAGTATCCAAGAATGATGTGAAGGTCATGAGTTATATTGACGTGGATGGATACATATGGGAGAATCAAATCATTCAACGGGATTTCACACCAATCAAGGACTCAACAAATGATTTTGAGGATTTCGTGAAAAAGGTATCAGCCAATGATGATGTGAGAATCATGTCGCTTGAAACAACCTTGGGATATCTCATCCATTCATTCAAAGATAAGACCGACCAAAAGGCAATCATCTTCAATGACCAAGAGATTGATGACAATCCAAATGGAGGAAGTGGGAAGTCATTGATGTTGGCAGCTCTTGGATACTTCCGAAGAGTAGTGAAGATTGATGGTAAGGCATTCAATCCAGGGAAGAGTGATTTCGTTTATCAGCGAGTGAACTTGGATTCTCAAATCTTAGCATTCGATGATGTAAAAAGAAACTTTGATTTTGAGCAGTTATTCTCAATCATATCGGAAGGAATAACAGTCAACCGAAAGAATAAGGATGAGATATTTATCCCATTTGAGAGATCACCAAAGATTGTCATCACAACCAACTATGTGATAAGTGGTGCGGGAAGCTCTCATGACCGGAGAAGGCATGAGCTTGAGTTCTTTCAATACTTCCATTCAAGACGATCACCACTGGATGAGTATGGGAGATTGCTATTTGACTCATGGGGAGATGATGATTGGATTCGTTTTGACAATTACATGATTAAGAATCTTCAATTATTCCTTTCCAATGGATTGACCAAATCAATCTCAATCAATGCGGATGCGAAGAGATTCATTCAATCCACATCGAAGGACTTTTATGATTGGACTGAGGAAGGAAATCTTCCACTCAATATCTTCCATTACAATAGTTCTGCCATGCAACAATTCACATCTGAATTTAATGGATGGAAGGACCTTGAATCAAGAAAATTCCTCAAGTGGGTAGCTGAGTATGCCAATGTGAAAGGATATCAAATGATAAAGGGAAGGAATCACAACGGAAGATACTTTGAATTGAGTGTACCTGGAGTGAAGGTTGAGAAACCAAAGGATGATATATGGGATGAGTTAAACGATAAAGCAAAGGAGATATGACCAAACAAAACAAAGAACGAATCAAAGACCTTGAAAGAGCTCTCACACGAGCGAAGTATCCGAAGCTCCCATATGTGGATTCATTTCTAACTAATTGGCAAGATAACTCAGCGAATGCACTCACCAAATCCATATGTGGATTCCTTCAGATGAGTGGATGCCAAGCTGAGCGAATCAATACCATGGGAGTATATCGTAAAAAATACCGCACCGATGGAGTGGAGATGGGAGGACAATGGACCAAAGGAACGGGAACACCCGGCTCCGCTGATATCTCGGCAACCATTCGAGGTCGCTCAGTTAAGATTGAAGTCAAGTATGGAAAGGACCGGCAGTCCGAAGCACAAAAAGTATATCAGAAAATGATTGAAGATGCTGGAGGAGTATACTATATCTCCAGGACTTTTGATGATTTCATCGAATTTTATGACAACTTTATTGCTGAATTAAAATAGTTTATTATCTTTACTGAAATTAACACACGCAAAAATGGAAAAGAAAGAGCAAACAGTCGCAACACTGTATAAAAAGTTGCATCTTGCTAAGCAGCAAATTGGAAAAGTAGCGAAGAACGCAACAAATCCACATTTCAAAAAGTCATATGCCGATATCAATGCACTGCTCACAGCAGTTGAGCCTATTCTTTTGGAGAATGGATTGATTCTACTTCAACCGGTTATTGGTACCGATGTAGTGACTCGCATCATTGACATCGATTCAGGTGAAATGGTTGAATCATTCATGACTTTGCCAATTATCACTGATCCACAAAAGGTACTGAGTGCAGTTACTTATTTCAGACGTGGTACTTTGCAATCACTTCTCTCACTTCAGGCGGTGGATGATGATGGAAAGGCAGCATCGATTGCAGTCAATCCGGTTAAACCAGCTCTTGATAATGCGAGATTTGAATCCGCAGTTGCATCCATTCAATCAGGGAAGTATACAAAGGAGCAATTAATTGAGAAATGGTCATTGACTGAGTTACAACTTAAAGCATTAGAAGTATGAAGTGGCATCCATCCCAAATCGGTAAGCTAATGACCAATGGTCGTGGAAAGAATGATATCGGTGCAACTGCAATCAGTTACATCAAGGATGTGGCGAAGGAAAACTTCTACGGATACCGAACTGAGCTAAACACAAAGCAAATAATCAAAGGTAAAGAGCAAGAGCAAGATTCAATTGACCTTCTCAACACTGTGCGATTTAGCAACTATATCAAGAATGACATTCGACTTGAGAATGAATGGATGACCGGTGAGTGCGATATCATCACTAATGATTCAATCATCGATATCAAAACATCCTGGTCATTGGATACATTTCCGGCATTTAAGGAAGATGCATACAATTCTCTTTATGAGTGGCAAATGAGAGCTTATATGATGCTTTATGATAAACCATCAAGTGAATTGATTTACTGCATGGTGACAACGTCAAATGAGCTATTGAATGAGTGGGAGAACTTATCAATCCACCGAGTTGATCACATCGCACCTGAGAAGAGAATTACCGTACTTCAATTTGAGAGAGATGAGGAGAAGGATTTATTGATATCTCAGAGATTGGAATTGGCTACAAAATTTTATAATGACTATTATCAACAATTGGAAGAGAAATGAAAATAACAATCGAACAATATGAGCATACAGTGACACACCAGGTACCTCACAACGATGTAGAACTTGATGAAGTGGTGAGAATGTGTGAAGGACTTTTGAGAGCAATTGGATACCATTTCAGTGGTAACCTGGAGATAGTATCTGAGTGGAGTGATAACGAAGAACAATAAAAAGCATATGCCGTAGACGTACGGATCGTAAACTACCTGTCTTAATTGCTCGAGGTTCTCATCGTAGGGAGATAAGGTTATAGCCTTCCAAGAAAAAAGGCTTTTTTTAAAATAAACAAAACTACGAGATATTGCAAGAATCTCGCAATTTTAACTAAACAACAAGACCAATGAAACAAAACATCCTTGCAGTATTCACATTGATTCTCATTATCTCAATGATTATCTTGGTTGGTACTGCAATCGCATCACAAGTATTTTTAGGAACATTTTAGTAACTTACCAAATAGTAACATAAACAAATCAAATATGGAATTACAAGTAACCGGCAAAATCAAGATGATTGAGCCAATCAAACAAATCAGCGACAAGTTCTCAGTGAGAATGTTTGTCCTAACAGTACCGAATGGAGAGTATCCTCAGGATATATCATTTCAATTGGCTCAGGACAAATGTAAATTGATTGATAACTATTCACCTGGTATCGATATCACTGTGAAATTCAATCTGAGAGGAAGAGAATACAATGGGAAGTATTATAATACTTTGGATGTATGGAATATTCAATCAACACCGGTAGTGAATGAGAGCTTTGACGATTCACCTTTCTGATGGGGAAACAATTCGTGACTTCATCGATAGAGAGGTGAGGTCACGAGTATCCAAGAGGTACAAATTAGCACACATCGCTGAGGATATGGGAATCACTTATCTTCAGTTATGGAGATTCATGAAAGGTTATCCAATGAATGCGGACTTCCATATTAAATTTTTTAAAT